TACCTGTACGGACTTGGTGTTCGATGAGGTCAATCGTGTCCGCAGGTAATGTATAAGTTGCTGTGCCAGCCGTAATGGATAGAGTACCAGCTTCAATAGTGAAGAGATTAAGGCCACGGTTTTGCCACTCCAATGTTAAAAGGTTAAGGCTCCTACGAGCGGTTTTAAGGTCATAGCCAGAGCGCATCTCAAGACCCGCCCGTTCATAGGCTTCCTCGAAAAGTTCTGGTAGGTCTGGTGTTACTACTGCCATGATCTTGTCCTATGTAACTACACTTCTGTGCCGTCTGGTTTTCTTTGCAATCTTTTTAGGTTGAGCCACATGCTGCTTACCTGCCTTAGTGCCTTGTCGTTTTGCTCTTGTGGTAGCTGCGTACTCACTGCTGCTAAGAGACTTAATAGCCGAAGAAGGTAGATACCGTTCACCAGTAGCATTAGCACCTTGGGTAGACGGTTTGCCACTTTTAGTACGCCATTTCTGCTTTGTCCAAGACTTGAGGCTTTTCTGTGACTTCTTCAGTGCCATTACTTTTTCTTTGCAGAACCACCACGCTTCATAGCAACAGGCTTTTTCATCATCATGCCGCCGCCACGTTTCATTGTCGCAGATTTCTTAGTTGCGCCACCGCGCATCATCTTCTTCGCTGCACCGCCACGCTTCATTGCAGTTGGCTTCTTCATTGCACGAGGTTTCATAGCCATTGGAGTCTCCTTTTCCGTTCTACTACGAGTTCTTGATACTCTGATTCAGGATACGCTTTATAGTATCCCAGTTTCTCTAACTTGTCACTTGCCCTAACAACGGTCTGTAAGTCCTGTATGAAGATCATGCAGTAATCCTCATCAACGGAACTTACCCAGTCGTTATCAGAGAGAAAGTCTAACTCTGCATCTTCCGCATCATATCCGGGGTGAAAGCCCATGCAGTGTAGTGTTGTTTCTTTTCTATTGAGTTCGTCTACAAATGCATTGAACTCATCTATGTCTGGCATATTGAAGGATGCAACAACTACAAGCTCTTTCTCAAAGTCCTCAAAGAACTGAGTGTAAACTACGGTGCTATCGATTATGTCATCTGTTTCTAATACAAGGACTTTGTCTTTTTTCCACGCCTCTTTGGCGTAGGGACACGGCGGCATCCCTTTGAGGTGTTCACTAGGAACCTCTAGAACCTCACGCGACCAACTGCGCAGGTCATTCTCAATCCTTATATCCACCGCCTGCTGCCTTGTACTGCTTGGCTAACATCTGAGCCTTACGGGCTGACCACTGACCGGGCGCACCGCCCTTACCACCAGCCTTAATCTTGTTGAACAAACGCTTGCGCATTCCCGGCTTAGTGTAGTTTCCAGCTTCGTTTACTTTACTCTTGGTCTTGCCGCCCTTCTTCATCCCGATGGGGCCATCATCAATGTTCTTCGCAGAACGTAGAATCTCTAGGTCTTTGGCATCGTTACCTGTAGAAACAAAACCACCAGAAGCCATACCTCTGTATCCGCTGGCGTAAGCTGCACGTTGCTGACGCTCCGCACCTGCACGGGTAGGGTAAACCTTACCTGAGCTTCCGAACTTATAACCACCTTTTACTTTTTTGACTGGCATTCTGTTCCCCGTTAACTGGCTACTCATTTGTGCGCGAGAGATGGTCATCCGACTTATTAACCTATCATAAAGTCGCCGCCACGTTTGGCTGCACCCATGCCACGACACTTACCGCCAGACTTCATTCTTTGCGCTCTGCCACGAAACTCTTCACGACCACGACCACCAGCGTTATCAAACATACCCATCTCTTCTAAAGACTCTTGATATTCCTTGTCTTTCTTCTTACCACGGCGGTTTTCTACAGCTTTAGCGATACCCATAATAAGACTCATTTGGTCTGATGGTGATATATCGACTCTTCTGTTTTCAGGACGCTTTGCCATTTTATGATCCTTTCTTCCACTTAGTTGAGCTAGACTTTGTCTTGCTTGGCGACCATTTAACTTTATCGGCCCAATAAGCTGCAGACATCTTACCCTTGCTGATGTTCTTTGCGTGACGAGACTTAAAGGCTTTGCGCTGTCCTACAGTCTGATTTGTTTTCACACCTTGTTGTCCAAAGCGGATAGTCTTAACCTTATCACCTTGTTTAGCCACAACGATGTGTGACTTGGTTGGGTGATTGGGGGTGCGCTTTGGCTTGTTATAACCAGACACCCCCGCACGTTCTAAACGACTATCTTTCTTTTTCTTTTCAGCCATGACTTACTCGTAGAATATGTCTGCTTCCAATAGGTTTGCCATGTGGAAGTAAACACCATATGTTGCCACAAAACCCTGATTAGGAATACTGAACGTGTTGGCAAAAGTATCACCCGCAGAAGTATGCTTACTCATTAACCATTTTTTAGGAAATGCATTAGCGGTGGGGGTTGAAGCAACATAACGACAGGCTGGTGTGCCTGTAATCGTATCACTGTTCAACATCTCTACAGTAAAAGCATTAGCTGTAGTTACCGTAATCGTATAGTTCCCCGGCTGGGACGTTCCGCCTGTGCCAGAAGAAAACGAAATACCTACAACGTCACCCGTTGATAAGCCATGACCTGTATCTGTAACGGTTACAGTCGTGCCAGATTGAGCGTATGTTCCAGATTCTGGAGCTGTGTCAGTATCAAAGATATCAAGAAGTCCTGCGCTGGCAGTGCCTACAAGAGACACCTCTTTGATCCTACGGCGACCCATAACAACAAAGCCACTCTCGTGTCGATGTCCCTGAAAAATCTGGGATATAGTGCTGTTACCCATAGTCTAGTCCTTTTTCTTAGGTGGACGACCACGCTTCTTTGCTACAGGCTTTTCTTCCCATGCCTCATTTACATCAGGAGTAGAAGGGTCGTCTGCTTTCAGCGTACCGTCTTTATTGCGAGCGCGAACCCTCTTTCGAAGGTTCATCATGTGTAGCTTACCCATGCATCACCTATGAAACGGCTGCACTAAATGGAGTTGCTTCTGTTCCTGTCGCTGCCTGATTGATAAGAACACGAAACTTACCAGACGCAACATCTTGAAGCTCAATTTGCCCACCCAGAATACCACCAGTTGTAGAGCCATCTAGCGTAATTGTGTCTGAGTCTGCTGCTGTTTCAAAGATAGATGCTGTAGCATCGCCATCATTTGCAACCACTGCAACGCCTGACATTGTGTCGTCTGCACTTGCAACTTGAATAATATAATTGTTTGAAGTCACAGTTGTTTGAACAAAGAAACGGTATGTATTTCCAGTTCCTGTTGCTGCTGGAAGAGTTACGGTAGCACCTGAAGCAATGTTTAAGTTCATTGTGCGGCCAGCGTGTGAAGCTGCTGTCAAAGTAACATTTGCTGCTACAGAAACAAGAGAATCTGATCCGCTAATAAAGCCAGCAGTAGATGTCACTGGGCCTGAGAATGTAGTTGAAGCCATATTAATACCCCTTGCACAAGGTTTCGCCTAGCAGTCTGTGCAACGTCAGGTGGGGCGGAATCCTGTCTGCAAGGCTAATGTTGCCCCAAACGCAGAATAGCATACTCCAGAAAAAAAGAAAGGGCTGCTTTAACAGCCCCCTCTAAAAGTTCAATTGAACTTATGCAGCGCCCGGTGAACCGTAGATACCTAGTGGGTCAGATACGCCGAATGAGTAACGCTCACGCGCTTTGTAGCGCACGTTACCTGTATCGAAATCACCGTCCATAGATGTCGCCATAGCTGTACGCACAAAGTGCTTCATGCCGTTTGGAACATCTGTAGTGATGAAGAACGCATCTGTGTCAGTTAGGTAGTGGTTGACACGGTAGCCTTCAGGGATCGAACCATTCGAACGCAATGCGTTGATGTCGTTATCCGCTGTACCTGTGCGCAGTTCTGTTTGTAGCAAACGAGTCGCCACGAACATAAGCGCAGGTGGAACGATCAACTTGCGTGGGCGAGCTGCAATCAATAGGCCACGTTCGTCAGTGAACGCTGCGATATCGATAACCGCTTGCTCAAGCGATGTTTCGTTCAAGTCGGCTGCGACTGCTGGACGGTTAGAGTTTGTACCGCCTTCAGTAGTTGGGTGATTTGTTGCAAACAAGAATGAACCGTCACCTGAAGTGAAGGTATCAAAACCTGTGTTCAACAAAGAAGCCGCTTTTACCTGCTTTGTGTACGCCATAGCACGAGCTAGTGCTTTGGTGTAGCGAGCAGATAGTGAATCGTACAGGTTATCTTCCATCGCTTCTTCAGTGATAGAGAAGCCCATTGCAACCGTTTCGTGGTTGTAGCGAGCTGTGAACGATTCTTGTGCATTGTCGTATGAAATAGCTTGGCCTTCAGCTTTCACTGGGGCTGCGCCAAATCCTGACAATTTGACTTCTTCCTCAAAGCTACGCTCTGAGTTTTCAGTTTCGTAAATCTCTGCATGCTCGTTCTCGTACTTGTCGTACTCAAGACCGAATAGAGCATTCAGACCGGGTAGTAGCTCTTTAAGGAGCTGGGCGCGTGAAATAGCCATAGTCTAATCTCCTTATAAGCCAACATTGTTTGTCATCTGGTGTGCGCCCGGATTGAACTTAACAAGTACATCTGGGAACGCATCACTTGCAGGTGACACATGAGCAACGATACGGAATGCCGCTGCTGTAGTTACCACAGTCGCATCCAATGCAGATGTAGAGTTACCATAGGCTGTGTTGCCTGTAGATGTACTCTGTGCTGCTGCAAAGAATGTGTTTGCGCCAATTACGGTTTGCGCTCCTGCACCATCAAGCTGCGCTTGGAATAGTACGTTTGGATCGTCAATCACGTAGGCTTTAATCGCACCACCATTGGCTGTGCCTGATGGATAGTACTGAGCCTGAACTGTTTGGCCTGAAGAGTTTACATATTCACAACCTACGAAAACGCCAGTTGCGCCTACGCCTGTTGTGCCTGAAATGCTGTTCGTGGTCAGGTCTGCACCTGTACCAGTTGCCAGCGCGATATAACCATCGGCCCCGATGATGACAGCTTGCCCATAAAATAGGTTTGTTGCTTCACCTGCAGGATCGATGAGATACTGGGTCGTTGCCCCAGCGTATGGCTTTCCATCCGCACTGCGGACTGGACGTAGGCCATAAGGAGCTGCTGTAGTAGCCATAGCTCTATTTCCTCACAATCTGAGTTTCAACCAAAGCAAGCTCCCCCGAAAGGTTACTTGCCAAACGATGATCGTGTGCTTCGCTCTGGATTCAGAACGGGCATACGAGGGTCTGAGTTGCGCAAGTAGCTGTTATCAACAGCCTGCATCTGGCTTTTGGCCTGACGATTTTGTTCATCACGTCTAGCTTGCACGTTTTCGGTTGAGTTCTGACAAAGCAATAACCCACCGACCTCAATATTGTCTGTAAATCGAGAATCGATATCAGACACAACTTGAAGGTTTGGATGATCTTCTGCACGAACAGGTGTCCATCCCTCACGAAATCTAGAAGAAACATTCGTGTTGTCACTCTGTCCAAGTGTTGATGTGCGAATCCAACGGTATTCAATACCGGGTCTGGGTTCGGGGACAGGTAACATCGAAGGTCTCGACCATGACACCTTGCGTTGATCCGCTTCGCGGGTCTCTGTAGTGCGTGAGTTTCGGTTCGACATTATTTCATATCCTTCATTAATTGCGCCGCATATTGTTCATTTGACAGACCAAGTCTCTTGGCGAGAGAAACCTGCGTTGAGGTCAGTTGCACTTTGCGTGGTTTTTTGCCACTTCGAGCGGCAGGGGCAACCACGTTGCCAGTCTGACGTTGCGGTGCTGTCTCCTCAAAAGACACATCGTCAAACCTATCTGGGAACACACGGCGAACCGCGTTGTCAATTTGATTGTAATACTCTTCGGTGTCTGGCGCAACTCCGCTCTTCACAAGCTTCTAGTGGAGGCCATAAGCGTATCCAGTCATCTCTGAGTCTTTTTCAAACCAGTCGTTGCGCTGCGCCCACTGTAAGGCACGGTCGCTTGGACGGTTTGGTTGTGCTGTTGGCTGCTGATATTGAGGCTGAGGTGCCTGCTGTTGACGCGGCTGAGGCTTGTAATTCTCATACCGAATCTTTTCGTTCTGCAGCACAGTGAGCTTTTCCTGTGCCTCAATCAAAGCATCAGGGTCACCTGTTTCGTAAGCAGCTTTATATGCAGCCTTTGCTTTATCAAGCTCTGCAGCCACACGGCCTTTGGCTTGATTAACAAGAACACCTTCGCCCTCTTCCAAGGTCTTACGAAGTCTTTCGTTTTCTTGTTTGATTTGCTGTGCGTAACGAAGAGCTTCTTCGCGCATGTTTTCCGCTTCAATGCGCTGACGCTCCTTCTCTTCACGCTCCCAAGTCATTTTCTTGATTCGCTTCTGAACGCTTTCACTATAAGATTTTATCTCATCGTCATCGTCAGAAAGAGAGTCGTCCACCTTAGCATCTTTTGCCTGACGAGGTCTATTTTGATGCTCTGGCGGCAGATCGTCTACGACTTCAATCTCGAAGCCGTCATCGTCATCTCCAGTATCTAATTTATTGCCATGAGCTTTTTCCAAAGCCTCAGCAACTGTTTCTTCTTCGAACTCTTGTTCTTCAGCTAGATTATTCATGCTCTTGCGTACCCCCGTGGATCATCGACCACTGCTTCCACAGTGTCGTCGTTAATAAGTCTGAACTCTTTTCCATGAATCTTGAATCGAGTGCCTGAGTAAGAACGGAAGATCACGAAATCTCCTTCTTTGCAGTACGGGCCGTTGGGGAACTTCTCCTCATCGGCGTAGGCATCTGGGCCTAGATTCATAACAAAACCAATAATCGATGCCGTTTCTTCTGCGGACTTGAGTCCGTCAGGCATGATAACCCCACCATCTGTTTTGTCGCTGACTTCGGGTACACCAATAAGGATTTTGTATCCTTGTGGCTTAGGTAGTTTAGAGGCTACCTTCTCCTCTGTAGTTGTATTACCTGTATACATTTTTTACCTTGCAGTGATTAAAGGTTCACAGATACCTTGCGTGGACTATCCACGAAGTACTCCCAAATCTAAGATACCGAAAAAAGTTCTACGTTTCAATATATCTCTTTTCGATTTCTGCTAAGTCCTGTCGAATGAACTGTAATCCCTCATTTCTTCCCACCAAACGATTGTACATTGCCATGTCTTCAGCCTGACCAGATGCGAGGTAGTTTTTTATATCTTCCTCGTATTCATCAATCCTCTTTGCGAGGAGCTTGAATATATCATCCATCTCCCTTTGTTAGCTCCTTTGCTATTTCAATACCAAGTTTTGCACCTTCCTTCTGGTCTTCTCGCTGTGACTTATCCAAGTCTGTAGCGAGCTTGACCCCCAGACGCGCCCCTTCGCGCTGGTTCTCAGCGGCGATGCGCTCCGCCTGAATTTGTGCATTTGAACTTTTCGCCATTGCATCAAGCTGCAACTTCTGTGTGTCCATTGCGATCTTATGCTCAAGCTCACGCTGCTTCATCTGCAACTCCATTTGCTGCATCTGGATCACAGGGTCTTGCTGCTGCTGTGCGATCTGCTGCTGTTGCGCTTCCATCTGATCTTTCTGAAGGAGTTTCTCTGCAGCGTCCTTTGCCAAGCGAGAGATTTCAACTTCTACGTCTTCTGGTAGAGGCTGATCCTCGTTCGGCATTTCAACGCCAAGCATCTTCTCAATCTCACGGCGGTACTGGAACGCAACGTGTTCTGTGATATGCGCTGCCATAGCCTGACCAATTGCCTGTGCAAACGGTGATTGACCAACCATCTCGCGCATCTTCGGGTCTTGCATTGCAGCCATATGGACTGCGATATGAGCCTCATGATCTTGATACTTGAAGGCTTTGACTGGCTCTTGCTTCAAGAGCATCATGTTCTCAGTCACAGGATCAGCAGGCTTGATATCATCTGGTAGCTTGATGATGTCATCTGCGTCTTGGATTCCAAGAACTTCTAGCATTTGACGATGCAGCTTCCCCATGTCGTAAAGTTGAGGAGCCTGCTGAGAAAGCTGCAAAGCCGCCTGATACTGCATGATTCTTTGAGACATAGTTGCAGCATTAGGATCGGAAACAGGGATTACATCTACACGAGCATCAAAGTCTTGCTGACGATTGAAGTCGCCATCCATCTCGTATGCGTATTCCGCTGGCATGTAGTCACGGATGATACGTGCCAGTAATCGTAACTCGTTTTTCATGGATGCATGCATACGTGCTTGCACACCACTCATCA